ACCTTTGACTCCGCGATACTCACCTGCGGTTGTTACCACGGTGTCAAACAGTAAATCAATGTCTGCGCCGTTACCGTTCGTTGATGTGATATCTAAAGTTGAGTCTACTGCTTGGCTATCGTTTGAGTAACGATAAAGATCAAAGTTCTTAAAGTAAAAGATCTCTGATACGTTAGCGTCCTTTACGTGTTCAGGTGTATTACCTGCACCGTAGTTACTAATACGGATATCAGTGATTGCGCCGTTTGGATCAACGAATGATACAAAGGCATTAAACGAGAAACCCTCGAATCCTAATACGCGAATACGATCACCGGGAACGTATCCTGAGCCACCGTTGTTGATCTTAAATCCTGAGACTGATTTGTATATCTCTGCGGATAATCCACCAACTGCTGAAATTGTTTGTCCTGCCTCAAAGGTACCTGACTGAGTTCCTTTCACGAGAGTAAGTTCGAATATAACTCCGTCCGAATATACTCTACGCTCTACCTTATCAACCTTTGCTACGGCATCTGACGCAACCTGACGAATAACTTGTCCAGCGAATAGGTCAGCGTCTCCGGTCAACATGGATACTCTGAGTTTATCCTCAACGACCCAACGGCCGTCAGAAGGAATCAGTACCTGTTCCCAAGGATAATAAATCTCTACTACGTCATCAATGAATAGCTGAAAGAACGTTTTAACCGCGGCTTCGGAACCCTTTGATCTATACAGATCCACTACCTTTTGATAGAAAACCTTAGGTGTAGCCGCATAATCTCGTGGAACGTATAGCCCAATCTCTTTCTGAATACGCGCAAGAAACTGTTGTTCCTGCTGCCACACGTCACGCTGCTCGGGTAAAGTGTTCTGATAGTAGGAAGCCTTGTTGGTATCCTCAAGGAAATTAAGATACGCCTTAAGGAAGAGAACCAACTTTGGATAGCTTGCTTCTATATGCTCGGGTACGAACGAGTCTACGAGAGCCGATATGTGTGGTGCGATATTTTTATCCATGTCTAGACACTGTGTTATATCTTACGCCTGAGAATTCTTTACCTGCCGCAATGGAATCTATCTCACCCTGCACCGCAGTGTCAGCTGAGTCAATGGTCAATAAGTTATTGCGAATCGAAGCAACGTCAAACGAGTCAGGAATACACTCGACCTCGATAAAGTTACCTTGGAAGTTTGACGGATTGAACGCCGTCAGTATAACCTTGGTACCTTGAACGAAACCAGCGTTGGCTATGATCACCTCGGTGTTCGCTCCCTGTCCCTTTACGACCTGAACCGTTCTAGTGTTGTCAGCGTTCTTAATATCACGCAGACGACATGTGTTACCGTTAACCGTAAACAGTGTGGACTGATTGATAACTGAGTCCTCGGTGGGCGAACTGTATAGGTTCGTTGAGAAATCAAGTTCGTATCTCGTCGCAACGTTCAGGGTTGGAACAAATCTTTTCTTGACGTAGACCCTTGCGGTTGAACTAAGAATGGCCTCGTCGGTATTATCAATTGTTTTCAATAGGTTGGAGTGTCGGAACACACCAGAGAAAGTATTCAGAGTCGAGGTAGAGAATCCAGCGATCGCTGTCTTAACCGCTTCCTCGAGCTGTACCTTTGATTTAGTGGTCAGCGATGGGTTATACTTAAAGAACACCTCAAGTGAGATATAGGTATAGGAAGGATCCACGATCTCTGTTCTAATCGTTGCCACCGATTTTGGTTTTACGATATCGGTCAAAATGGTTTCACGCTCAACGGCCGATAGGATACTAGAGTTCGCTGGTTTGATCGATACGAATACCTTACCGTAGTCCGGTGGATCGTTGTCCTCTCCGCCCCATGCCTTGATCGTATCGATGTTAGCGAAGCTCTCCTTGATGACGGCCTCGAAGTCCTTGGGGGTTACGCATCTGTTCTGAGAGGCAAAGGTGATGGGTGCGTTACGTCGAATGGAATCATCCGCTTCTTTCTCGTGCCCACCAGCAGAGTTGGCCGAGGTAACCACCGTAACGTTGGTGTTGGTCTCGATTGCGTCCACGTTGGTAAAGAGTGATGCACCGTTTGCTTCTGCCTTGTTCGTTACGAGGTATGAGATCCGAATAAGGTTGGAGTTCTCCAGCGCCTTACCGAGTACTCCATCGCCGAACGATACCTCGAATCGACCGTCAGGATTCTCTGATACGAAGTAGACCCTGGACGTTGAGGTGATCTCTGTGATCGTCTTAGCCAGAACAAACGTCTTAAAGGTTGACGCGTCCTTGTTGTCGTAGACGTCCACCTTGAGCGTTGACGTATCCACATCGGGATCAGGGATAATGAATCTCTCCGTTGACGAACTCGTGTAGACGTACTCAAGGTTCTTAAGGGTTCCCTCGTATACCTCGACTCCAGTGAAGGCAGCGTTGGTCGTTGAGTAGTCCTGTATGGTAACAAAGTTGTACGTGGTACCAGAAGCGGAGGCCTTGAACTTGTGGCCACGGCTAATGTTTAGGTTCTGTGAGGTAGGAGAGTTGACGGTAACATTGACCACGGCCTTAGCGGAGGTTGCGCTCTTAGGCGTGTATCCTAACAGACGAGCATGACCCACGATGGATCCACGGGTCTGTGCCGTATCGAGAAACGTCTCGTTGATTCCTAGGTTGGCGTTGACCGCGTTGTAGTGGGTAACGTACGCCAGAAGGTTGGTGATCGTTCCTAGGGCAGAGCCCTCGAAGTTATAGTCCGCGAACTCTGGATCCTCGGAGAGGTAGTCGACCAGATTCGTTTTGATCTGCTCGAAGTCCAGTTCTGAAACTTTTAATCTTTTGTCTGCCATTATCGTTGTCTCTCAACCGTAAACTCGACCGACGTGGTCTGTTGCGTTGGTGTTAGTATCTCTAGCTCTAGGCGAACGTCTATGGCGTTCCTATCGGGGTCGGCGCTTACGACGACCTCCTCCAGTCTCACCCTTGGCTCGTAGTTCCTCAGAGCGGTTCTTATCTGTTCGGCCACGACCTCCTCGGTTACGGAATCGAAGTTCTCGAAGAGGTATGCCCTTACGTTTCCACCAAAGGCCGGCATGAAGGGACGCTCGCCCTGACCGGTGAGTAGTATATTGAGCACTGACTGTTTGACGGCCTCGGCGCCACGTTTCTTTGCCAGATCGTTAGTGACGGCGTTCTTACTGAACCCCAGATCAAAATCCGAGTAGTCCTGTGAACGGGCCAGTATGTCGTTTGCTGTTCTCATACGTTTATTTATACCCTAACCACCAGCGAAAACATTGGGGCTCCCAGAGATTATAGCGCCTGCATCGCAGGCGTCACCGACTCGGGCACACGGGATACCATTGACGAACACACTGGAGCTTCCGGCCTTGATCGTTTCGACGTGAGGAACACAGACGTTGCCTGATAGAATGGTATGGACCACCGTGGGATCCCCCTTTCTCTCGACGCCCTTGGAGTTGGCGAACACGTTTGAGGAAGGGCTTGTAATCGTAGTGACACCGGTACAGGCGTGACCCGTACTCGCAGAGTCTCCTATTCTCGCTACGGACGGCATTACTTGTTACCGAACCGACGAGTGTAGGAAGGGTCCTCGTCGTATGCCTCGGCCCATTTGTTCTCAGTGAACTCGGCGAACTTAGTCAGTTCATCGACCGTATAATAGAGATCGTCGATCCATTCGTCCTGCTCAACGAGTTTCTTTTTGATCTCGGCCATGTCCCTTGCCATATTAACCGTTTCCTCCACGGCCATACGACTCGTTAGTTGCTCGACCTGTTTCTCCATATCCTGTATGGTCTGCGCCTGCTGAGCGGTCCACCAAACAAAGCCAGAGACCTGTAGTACCAAGGCAACCACAACGCCTATCGATAGTTTCATATTGTTCATAAGCTATTTTCTCCTTTACCGCTCCGGAAATTTTTTTCTCCGGAACCAAAATTAAATGCATTTAACCATTTACACAATGATGTTTACCTGTTATAATAATAGAGTCAATCCGAGAGAAGGGGATATACAATTGAATAACAACTCCACATTAAGTCTACTGTTCCTTGCGTTTC